TAATTTAGATGGTGAAGAGACAAATAATAAGGTGCCAGATGAAGAAGAAAAGTTAAATGATGAAGAACCAATGACAGGTATGCCTGAGGATTAATTGGAGGAGTTATGAAATTTAAAGAGTGTGTACAAAATGATTTAGATGTTTTAATTAATCAAAGTGAGTTCGCTGAAACAGTTGCAATAAATAACATTAATGTATTAGTGACTGAAGATAATGAACGTTTAAGTTATAAGATTAAAAAAGATTATGATGGTCTAATAATTGGAGACACACTCTTTTATATTACTAAAAAAGAGTGTGTAAAAATTTCTAATTTTGGGCCAACAGCAAATGAAGCTATAAATTACAACGGTAAGCCGGCTACTATCATATCATCTAATTATATAGATGGATTATATGAAGTTATTATTCAATTTGTAGGAATTAAAAGATGAATATTCGTATTGATACATCTGAAATTGATAAATTATATAAGACCTTAAATTATTTGCCTAAAGAATTGCCAGCAGCAATTGCATCAAGTCTAAATAAGACATTGACGTCAACAAATTCACAATTACAAAAACAAATCAGCAAAAAATATAATATCGAAAAAAAGAATTTAAGTGGTAGCAAAAAGTATAAAAGTGAAAAAAGTAATAATTTAATCACAATTAAAAAAGCAAATTATAAAAATATGAGTGCTTATATTATCGTAAGAGGTCCTGTGTTGACATTATCAAGGTTTTTGGTTTCTCCTAAATCTCCAGTTTCATTTAAAGGTAAAACAATGAGACAGATAAAAAAAATAAGAAGACCTACAGTCAATGTTGTTAGAGATAAAATTGCCACTATAACAAAAAAGCATAATGCTTTTGTAGCTAAAAATGGAGAACATTTAGCAATATTTGAAAGAACAGATAATGGCTCTATAAGTATGTTACGCACTACAAGCGTTGCACAGATGGCCAGCGATAAAGACATAGCTGAAGAAGTTAGTAAACATAGTGAAACAATGCTTAGTAAAAAAATACAGCAAGAAATAAAATACAGAATAATTAAGGCTCAAAAAGAATTCTTTAAGGGGTGATACATCATGACAGCTTTAATGGCATTAAAAGAATTAAAAAAATTCTTAGAAAATGAAGTAGCAAAAAAAATTAAATTACAAAAAGAAGATAGTAATGAATTTGTAAATCCTACAGTTGAACTAATGTATTTACCTCATAATAATTTTTTACCACAAGATTTTCAAGTACCGTATATATTTGTAAGTTTAGATTCTGGAACTGATGGAGCAGATGGTAACGCGGTAGATGTTAGGTTAACATTTGCGACATATGGTGGAGGATATTATAAAGATACTAATATACCTGATGCTAAAGGATATATAGATTTAATAAATCTGTTAGAACTTTGTAAAAATCAATTAATTGAGAATTATATTATCGGTGAAAAACTAACACTAGATATGCCTATGAAATATGGAACGTACGATACAGAAGTAACATGGCCATATTGGTATGGTTATTTATCATTTTCAATTGATATACCATCAATTGAAGCAGTTAAAAGTCTTGATTTTTAAGACTATTTAGAAAAAGGGAGGAAAAGAAATGAGTTACAAACATGGTACATATGCAGAAAAAACTCAATTTGAAGGTAATTTAGGAAGTAAAAGTTTAGGCACTATACCAGCATATATAGGGACTGCTCCAATTCAGCAGTTAAATAAATTGGGAAGCAGTAGTTTTAATTATTCTGCATATATAAACAAACCTATATTATTATCTAGCATGGCTGATGCTAGAAGTAAAATTGGTTATAGTGATGATTGGTCAAATTATTCATTAGGAGAAGCTATCAAAGCACATTTTGAAAATGGTGTAAAAAACATCGGACCAATTATAGTAATAAATGTGGCTGATCCAAGTGAATTAGAATCAAATGTTACATCGGCAACAGTAACTTTAAGTGGTTCTGTTGGAAGTAAAAAAGGATATATAAATGATCCGTTAGCAGCTATTGAGAGCATAGAACTTACTGGTTTGCTAGCAGGAGATTATTCATTATCATACGAAGACGATAAAATATTGCTTATAATAACAAAAGCAGAATTTACTAATAATACTATAGCTGCTTCATATAAAAGGATTGCTATAAATGTTACAACAACGTTATTTGAACAAGCTATTGAAGCATTGGATTATTGTGAAATGTTGACATCATATATACCAAATTTATTATTAGCTCCTGGTTATTCATCTTCATCAGAATATCACAGCATAATGATAAATAAAGCATTAAATAAAATAGGATCGAAGTGGTATTTTACAGTACTTTCAGATATACCTGCAAGTAGTTTAGTAAAAACATTAGATGCTGCTAAAACGTGGAAAGAAACTAATAATTACAATAGTGTAAATGATAAGGTATGCTATCCAAAAGTCAAGCATAATTCAAAAATATATCATTTATCAACTATGACAGCAGTTAAAATACAAATTATTGATAGTGAGAATGACAATGTACCATATATAAGTCCTTCAAATGAATTGTTATTTGCGCAAGCTGCAGTGTTAGATAATGGTGAACAATTATTAATAACAGAAAAACAAGCTAATGATGTTAATGCTGTTGGTATTACTACAGTTAACTTAGTAAAGGGAAATTTAAGAATTTGGGGACCTCATATGTCTAACTATAACTATAGTAAACTAGATGATATTGATCCAGAGGATAGAACAGACAGCAGTGCAAGAATGTTTATGTATATACAAAATAAATTACAGTATGACTACATAGATGATATTGATGGTCCAATAGCTAGAAGAGATATAGACAGTATAAAGGTGGATATTCAATTATGGCTAAATTCATTAGTTAAAGAAGGTAAACTATTGTACGGAACTATAGATTTTATTGAAAGTAATAATAGCACAGCTGAATTGGTAAATGGTGATTTTGTCTTCAATGTTAAAACCACAACAACACCAAATGGTAAATCATTTACTTTTAAAGTTCAATATTCTACAGAAGGAATTAGTTCATTGGTTGGAGGTGAAGCATAATGTCTGTTATTGCAAATAAAACAATTAATTATAGTATATATAATAAAACTTCTGGAAAACCAGTTTATATTGACGATACTAAAACATATAAAAGACCTTCAATAGAACACTTAACAGATACATTGGGTGGTAATGGAGTAATGGGAGAGATAGATTTGCCTACAATTACACAACTAGCTAGTATGGAGGGAGAAATTGGTTTAAATAAATCAAATAAAAAGGCATTAGAGTTGTTCTCTCAAATGGTTCATACACTTGAGATACGATGGATAAATGATAACTTAAACTCTCAAGCAGGTAAAATACAAACAGATGCACATAAAGAGATAATAAAAGTTATTCCTAAAAAATTAGATTTAGGCCAAATAGAGAAAAACTCTACAAATGAAATTACTTTAACATATGAAATAGTTGCATATAACTATATTCAAAATGGAGAATCAATGATTGAAATAGATAAATTAAATAATGTATTTAAAGTTCTAGGTGTTGATTATGCCGCATCAATTCGTGAAGCCCTATAATAGGGCTTCTAATTTAAAAAATTGGAGGAAAGTATAAATGGAAAAATTAGTTTTAAAAAAACCAGTTAATATAAATGGGGAATTAACAGAAGAAATTGAATATGACTTAGAGAACTTGACAGGCCAAGATATTCAACAAATAGTTAGAGATTTAAATAAGAGAAGTATTGTAATAGGGGCAGTTGAACTTGATGTAAACTATCATGCAGCTTTATTTGCACAAGCTGCAGGTTTATCTTTTGACGATATATCTAATTTATCAGTTAAAGATTATAACGAGGCTACTGTTAGGGTTAGAAATTTTTTTCTCGCAGACTAGGGCAAGTAGTAGGATTAGAATTTATAAATCAGCTCAAAGTAATAATTACCGCAAATACATCAACAAGTTATATAGAATGTAATACTCTTACGATATTTGAACTGTGTGAGCTTTGTGAAATGCTCTTAGAATATTTACAAGAAATAAACAAGCAAATGGAGGCTCAAAATGGCTAAAGACTTAAAAACTAATATAGTATTAGCTGGAGAAGTAGATCCAAAACTAAAAAAAGCATTTGACACAACACAGAAATTAGCTAGTAAAACAAAACAACAATTAGATAACTATGGCAAAGCATTAAAAGTAAGCGGAATTGCAGTTGGAACTGCAATTGTAACAGGAGCAACATATGCAACAAAAGCTGCAATGGAATATCAAACATCACTTGCAAAAGTTGCAACTATAGCAGATACAAGTAAAAAATCAATACAAGAATTAAGTAAGGAAACATTAAGTGTATCTAATAAGACTGGTGTTGCAGCAGGAGAAGTAAATGAAGCGTTATATGAAGCAATATCAGCTGGAGCAGATACAGCTCATGCTTCTGAACTTGTAGAAGTAGCAATAAAAGCCGCTAAAGGTGGCTTTACTGATGCAGCAACGGCCGTTGATGGATTAACTTCAGTTTTAAATACATATGGCATGTCTACACAAGATGCTGAAAAACTAGCTAATCAATTCTTAATTACTCAAAACAAAGGTAAAACTACTTTTGGAGAAATTGCTAATAGTATTGGTAAAGTTGCACCTATAGCACAAAGTGCAGGTATACAAACGGATGAATTATTATCAAGCATAGCTGCACTAACTGCAAATGGTATAGCGACAAGTGAAGCGATAAGTGGTACTAAAGCAGCAATATCTAATATTATTAAACCAACAGCAGAAGCGCAAAAAATGGCCGCAGCTTTAGGTTTAGAATTTAATTCTAGTGCTTTACAAAATAAAGGATTATCTGGATTTATGCAAGAATTAAAAAATAAAACTGGCGGTAATCTAGAAATTATGTCTAAGTTGTTTGGCTCCGTAGAAGGATTAAATGCAATGCTTACGCTAACTTCTGATAGTGGTATGGCTTTAGTAAATGATACGATGCTAGAAATGCAAAATAATACAACTGCTTTACAAACTGCATATGAAACAATGGCCAATACACCTGCTGAAAGACTTGAACGTTTAAAAAATAAATTTAATAATGTTGCAATAGTCATAGGTGAGAAGTTATTGCCAATGGCAGAAAAAATAATGGATAAAATTGAAAATACTGATATTGATGCAATAATTGACATTATAATTGATAAGATTAATTGGTTTATGGAAAATGGTAATACAATAGCAGGTATAGCATTTGCAATAGGCGCCGGAATGGCAACATGGAATGTTATTAGCATGGTATCTGGTGTGATTGGAATAATGATGGGATGGCAGACAGCAACACAAAATATGTCATTAGCTCAAATTATATTAAATAAAGTTATGTCCATGAATCCAATAGGTATAGTAATATCCTTAATAGTGGGTTTAGTAGCAGGATTTATTTATCTATGGAATACATCGGAAAAGTTCAGAAACTTCTGGATTAACCTATGGGAAGGAATAAAAGAAGTTGTAGGAAAAGTTGTTGGATGGATAGGCGAAAAACTAGGTAAGATAGGTGAATTCTTTACTGGTATGAAAGATAAAATAGCTGGCTTATTAAATAAAATACCGGGTGTTAATATACCAATTAGTGTAAGTGATCCTGATATGCCAAACATCCCGAATGTTCCGGATATACCAGCATATGCAGATGGTGGAACTGTAACAAAGCCACATCTAGCATTAGTAGGCGATGCAAAGGAAACTATAGTACCACATGGTAACAATAAAAGAAGTAGATCATTATTAGCAGAAGCAGCTGAAGGAGTAGGTACTCCTAGTCCATTTAAAGCATTTAGTAATGCGGTTGGTAATAACGGAGGAATAAACATAACTTATGCACCAACTATAATTGGAGGCAATCCAGAAAAAAATAAACAAGTACTAGATGATGACAAAGAAGACTTTGAAGATTTTATAGATAAATATTTTAAGGATAAAAGGAGAGTGGTATTCAATGTATAGCTTGTATTCAACAAAATATATAAC